TGGACACTTCACTGTGCCGCATTAGGGTCTTAATAGGTGAATATTCCATCACTCCGGCCTGTCCCCGGACCTGGCAACAGGTAATAGTGATGTGTGCCGAATAATCAGGCTTTGAGATAACGATGCTAGCGTTTTTGCCGTGCCAACGACATTTGTATCTCGACATCTCTTGGTCCACATGGTAATAGTGTGGGTTTAAAGACGTGCCGACATAAGACGTGTGCCAGTTAGTAGCGTGGGCGTAACGGTCTTTATACCGGTCGACACCTATACGCTATTGAGGGGTACCCCTTGATTAACATCACGCCGACCAGAGGAGAAATCTGACGGCTCAAATTAGGCGGTGGGGACCGACGTTTCATTTGGCTGATTTTAAGGCATAACATGACTGTGAGGCTGTCCTGAGGAGTGGCAATGCCCTCTCGACGAGTAAGCTGGCCGACATGGAGGCATCCATGTTAGACCTGGTAGCCCATTGGGGCGCCTAAACGACACGTGAATAGGGTGTAATTAAGGCTCAACAGCCCCCATCAACTTCTGTGCTGCTTGTGAAGAGAGGAATGTGAACGTATCACCGAAAGGTGCTGTCATTCGTTTCTTCACAGGCAGCGCCGAAGAATGCGGTGCGAATCCGTGATGGGATAGCTTTTGAGCACCAAATACGCCGACAAAGGCGCTGCAGCAAACACGTGGGCGTAGCCCTGCAGAAGACCGCAGAATGACTGAAAACCAAATTTCTGACCTTGTTCCACAGCTTGACGCTGAAGACCTTACTGATCATGTAGATGAAGAAAATTCGTCAATTGTTCCACCTGAAGACGTTTCTGACCATGAAGTCGGGACTGCTCCAGCAGCTACAAAGAAGTTGAATTTTGTCCATGGATGTGATCGTGCAAGTTCTTCTTCTTCCGAAATTAAGAAGAGAAGGCAACGTGGCAAGAAGAAGAAAGAGAAAGACCGTGACTTGACACGAAATGGTGCTCGAAGCGCTAAGGAGGCCAACCACGATGTCTATTCCACATCTGGAAATCCGCCCAAAATTGATCCAGCCCTTAAGGACCGAGCCACTTATGAGAAATGTGAACCAGATGTGGCGGTGTTGATGATGTCATTGTTTGATCCTGAAAGCCCTAATTTTCACCGTACCATGGCCCAACGCTTTTCTGTGAAGGGTGGTATGGAGAGCTTATTGCGGGAATTGAAAGGGATGAGTGTTTCTGACATACAAAAATTTGCTGATGTTCGATTCCCTCTGAGCCCTGATGAGGTCGCGAGGATTGCGGTGAAGCTCGACGAGGCGCATGTGACAACTGTGAAACCAGAAAAATCCACTCCTGCCGATGATTCTGAAAGTTCTTGTTCAAGTGGAAGTGGAAAATCTGTTGAAGCACCGGTTAAGAAGGAAGAGGAAGTTAAGTCTTCCCCTCCCAGCACACCCAGTGCACCAGTTGCACCGCCTGGCACACCTGTTTCTCCTGTGGTGCCACCTCTTGGCCCTTTGACAGGCCGTGTAGTTGTGCGGGATGACGAGACTGATGTTGTCACAGAATTGATCACGTATCACAATGATGACAATAGGCCTGCTAACTACCAAAATGTCAAGATGGTAGATCGTGACATAGTTCTGCAACATGTCACTCACTACCGGCGGGTGTCGGTTTGGGCCCTTCCCTTCCTGTTCTTGTTTTATTTCTTGATCGTTGGGGAGGTTTTTCGATTTTTCATTGCGGGGATAATATGCACAGTTACGACTTGTTGGCGGTTTAATCATGAATTGAAGGTTCGGCTACCTTTATGGATTTCCGATTTGATTGATGCCGTGCCGCCTGAGTTGGAGCAGTGCTTGGAGTTCCTGCGAGATCGAGTTTTGTTGGCCCGAATTGTTACTTCGGAGCGCATTGTTTTTGGCCAGTGGCTTGAGGAATTGTTCTTGTTATCTGATAAAACGGTGGATCGTGCCATTTGTTATAATACTTTGAGACGATCTATCGTATATTGGATGCCTGATTCCTTGTACTCCATTGTGTTGCAAGATACTATTGAAGAGTACGCTGAAATGCGTGAGAAGTTAAACCGACAGGCCCTGATTCGTCCCCACGTGCCCATCGTTCAACATGTCGAGACCGCATGTTTGTCTACGGATACCGGGTTGGAGAGGAGGGCGAACTCCCCCCTTTACCACCAGCGGACGAATTGGGGAATTTGGTTGTTCATAAGCTTATTCCTCCTGGTGGGAGTGATCGCGATCTCGTCTCTGTCTCACTCCCTGCCTGTAGCTGCCGGGGCATCGGCCCCATTTGCCCAGATCGGCGAGATAGAGTTTCGCAAATTACCGGACTCACCAAACGCGTCTGCCCCAACCAATCTCCAATTGTTGGATCTGTGCTTGACGACTTTGCGGCGTTCGTTCAAAGTTCTTTACGACATATTCCTATCTTGGCCACTGGAGACATTATGGCATTTGATGAGTGGCTCAGTTCAACCGATTATTCACAGGCTCGAAAATCTGAACTCATCATGGCTTATGAACAATTGCACGGCGGACCACCTTCACAATTTCACCGCAGCCGTGTTAACAGTTTTATCAAAACTGAGGCCTATGGAGAATACAAGTATCCGCGATGGATTAATTCGAGGTCTGACGAATTTAAATCATATTCTGGACGTTACTTCAAATCGATCGAAAATGTCCTCTACCGTTACGGAGTATTTGTTAAACATGTCCCTGTCCCTGAAAGGCATATACTCATTGATTCACTTCGATTTCCCGGTTACCGTTACTTCTCGACTGACTACTCTTCCTTTGAGGGCACTTTCAGTCCTGAGGTTATGTGCGTGTGTGAGTGCGCTTTGTATCGCCATATGTTGTTTAACTGCCCGGAGGTTGCTGAGGTTTTGTGTACGACTCTCTGTGGTGATAACCATTTGCGCACTCGTTCTGGAGTTCATCTACACGTTCACGGGCGCCGAATGAGCGGCGATATGTGCACATCATTGGGTAATTCATTTACAAATTTAATGTTGTGGTCCTTTTTCGTCGCCAGAGCGAACCATGATCATATAGCCTTTCAAGCTACACTTAAATATAAAAATAATTTATTTGTAACATATGCGAAATCAAAATTTTTGCGTTATGATGGCCGGGGCGTTCCTCATTTGAGGTTGCCACGGCACCTTTGCTGGGAGCACTGCACACAGTGCGAAAGTTTAGAACCAGCATTGGTGCCTGGCATGTGGATTCAAACGGACCACATGCGGAGGCGTCATTATAACTGGCGTGGCTATGTCGAGGGGGATGATGGGCTGTTTGCCTTGTTAGGATCAGCCCCTACTCCCGAGGCATTCCTACAGTTAGGCTTTAAAATAAAGCTTATTCCGGTTAATGATCCCTCTTTGGCATCCTTCTGCGGTATAATAAGCGCGGAAGGAGGCTTGATTCGTGAGCCAATCCGTTTCATCAGCACGTTCGGGTGGACATTCTCGTATCTGCAAGCAGGGTTACCGCTTAGGATGGGTCTTTTGCGTGCAAAGGCCCTATCCACCATATACGAGATGCCCCAATGCCCCGTTTCTGGGGCGTTAGCCCGGCGTGCATTGATCATCACTCGGGGCTACACTCCACGTTTTGTGAATGACGGGTATCATCCTGTCCCCCCTGATGAGTCCGCAATTCCCCAATATAATCCTTCTCCAGCTGTCCGGGCCCTTTACAGTCAAATGTTTGGGATTTCCCCTCAGCTGCAGGTTTATTTGGAGTCTAAAATTGCGGATGGCCAAGAACTTGACGTGAGCGATTTTCCGTTTTCTGAAGTTCACTCGCGCCATTGGCTCAAATATTGTGTAGATGTTGAGCCATAAAGGTTGTGTGTTGCTAGTGTTTAAAGCACCAAAGACTGCGCGCTCCCCATTGTGAGGGGGTGTCACTCCTACGGTGTCTCAGTGATAAGACAGCCACCCCGGTG